CCAGATTGTTCTCTGTGTTCTTTGCCATATCAGACTGTGTCTTAAGCATGAATTGCTGATTGCTTTGTTGCATTTCAGCGGCTTTAACCTGCATCTCTGCCTGATCCTTGGCAGCCCTACGCTGTGTTTCCGCCATACTGGTCTGCACAAGAGCTTGCGTTGCAGGATCAAGCGGCTGTTGGCCTTTGAGCTGCTGCAATGCCGCAATTGCCTTTTGAATGATCGGCGGAATCTGCTGGAATGTCTGATCTGTATCCTGATGCACATGCTGAGCAACAGCGGCCAACAGCTTATCAGCCTCGTGCGGCAGTTCCTGCTCTTTCAACACATTGAACGGTCTGCCAAGTGCAGTGCTTGCATACCCATCGACTTGATTCAGATACCACAACGTAAGGTGCTGCTTGATGTGCTCCAAGCAATTAGGTATATACATAGGAGCCATGATCGGATTTGCTCCGTACATCGGATCCCTCAGATAGTCCAAATGCACCTGAATATGTGACAAATGATCCTGTTTGGGGAATGCGCCAACCGCACGACCTAATGTCATGGCCACATTTTCCAATGCAGGGTTCATTTCTTTCACGTCTGCAGGATCAGGCAACACCTCATTAATGTCAGGTAGCTTGATCTGCTTCAGAATTCTACGCTCAACCGCAAGTCTGTTGTACAGATCAGGGTTTGCCTGTGCACGAGCTGCAAGAGTTTGAATCTGTGCATACCGCTGTGTCTCTGCAAAGATATGTGGGTCAGAAACAGGTACGATGTCTGAATTCTTCTTAAAGTCATCTTTCGAGACACCTAGATCCTCAACCAGATCGTCTTTCTTCTGCTCTTCAAAGTACCAGCGGTTTAAACGACCAAGGATCTTCAATACTCGAGCTTGACTTGTATGCAATCGTGCATGCACAGCACTGAAAACCGCCGCGCCTTGCTCAATCAGAGCCTGTGTAGTACCTACAGGTGCATTTGATGTGACATCGGCAATCTTCTCTTCCGATGTAGTCACTACGCCTTTGGCTGCATCGGTCAGCCAACCTAGCAGTTGGAACAGAACAGGTGATGGCTGGTTAAATGGCACCGGCATTGCAATCTTACGGACATCATCTACACCCGGTGCACCTTCGATCTCGGTCACTTGTGTCGGCTCGATGGTCAAACTTTGGCCAGAAATCTTGGCACCTTTCAGCTTGAGCATCGTAGGCGCTGTGGCTATATGAGCAGAGTCAAGAAGTGCACGAAGAGAACCGGTAAGAGCGGCACTAAGACCACCAATAAGATGAGGTAGACCAATTGCATAAGCACCTCGCCAAGGTATGAATTTGAATTCAACCAGCCAATCAAGCTTGTCCATCGTCTCATCGCCAAACTCCCAGTTGCGGTACAAGCCTACAACTTGTGTCAGCGTTTCATCGATCATCAAGATGTAAGGTGCACGATCGCCTTTCGAGAAGCTATCATCATTCAGCTCTAGCCAGACATAGATGTGATACACACGGCGAATGCCATCGATGTTAGTGCCAGAGCTCTTTTTACCCTCAATCTTGTCATTTGCCTTTTGTGGCTTGGTCTGTTCTGGCTCTTCACTAGGCCGATAGATCTCAATGTCAGTGTACAAGCCGCGGTCAATACGAAGCTCAAACTCTTCCTGCGTAATGTCATTGACCTCAGTTACACGGCTAGCCGTATAGAAGTTGGCCGCTGCAAATGGCAGATAGATATTATCGATTGGCGTAAACTCTACGCAAGGTCTACGCTTCTGGTCGTCATACCAGACTTTAAGATACTGTGAACCACCTAATGGCTGCTGTGTAAGCAGCTGTTCAAGCTCATCACGATATTCCTCAATCTGCTCGGTCAGCTGCCAGTTCATGAAGTCACGCTTACGCTCGGCACGTGCGGTCTTCTCTTCAGTGGCTTCGCCAATGATCTTGGTCTTTACAGGGCCGTCAGGTGGAAATAGCTCTTTAATGGCACGTGCTGAGAAGTCAACACAAGCTTCAGCCATCACAGGATGCACCACTTTCGATGCACCCATAAACTGTGCACCACCCGGTGCATCATGGCCTAGACCTGTACGACGCAGTCCTTCCTCATACTGTTTGTCGCGCTCCTCACGAGCCTCTTTGTCTTTCTCGACCAGATCGATGTACTTAAGCGCCATGCTTGACAAAGTCGACATGTCAAGAGACTCGGCCAAGTTCTCATAAAAGTCCGGATCGTCCTCAGGACCTTTACGATTGTCATCAGGAATCTTAATGATGGCACTGCCATCTGGCTGCATTTCAACGTCGGAGTCTTGGTCAAAGATCTCGAATATTGAAGGATCGGCTTCTTGTTCTTCGTCTTCTAAAGGCTCTACAAAACGATTGTAGTCCTGTGGAATCGGCATCTCTGTTGCCATAGTTATGCTCTCCGCATCATAAGTTCAAGCTTCATTTGCTCGACGCTGGGAATAGGTTGTACTGTACCGCCTTTTTTGTACTTGCGAACACGACCACCGTCTTTGCGACCACGTGGTAGTGTGCCATGCGCGCCGTACCGTAGAACAAGTGAAGCTAATCTACGGCGTTCATCATCTGTAGCATTGTTAATATCGCCACCAACTTCATCGTTTAAGATAAGTCGTGCCACGGCTTCATTGTCGCCAAGATCAGGCAATGGGTAGCCTTCTTCAATTGCATTGTCCAACATGTCATTAAGCTCTGTATAGAGCTCACGATCACGATCTGTAATTCGTGTTGGTTGACCAGACTCGTTAAATAAATCATTGAACGTGTATCGCTGTGGTTCTTCAGGCGGTGTGTCTGGCGGTGTATTGTCACGAACATAGTCTTCAAGACTACGTGCCAATACTTCACGTTGTACATCTGAGAAGTTTTCCCATGGGCCCATCGCATGCGTTCTTACTAAGCCTATGATATTCTGTATCTCTTCAGGCGAATTGACGTCAGTAATTTCATTACGTGCTTCATATGCACGATCTAAGTCTCTTTGAGGTGTGCCCTCAGTCAACTCTTGCATATTCTCGTTTCTTACATATTCTGTAATTGGCGTATATGGCGCAGTGGCTGGTTGTGCAGGAACCGGCGTAGGTGCCTGAGTATATGTGTGTGGTATTGGACGATTCTCATTTAATCGTCTTATCACATGCAAGAAATCATCAACAGATAAAGTTAAAAGTCTTTCTCTTAACTCATTCCGATTTTCATTAATCATCGTATTTCTGCTGTCATCATCAAGATCAGCAAAACTTTGATCTGAACCTAACTCATCTAGTAGCTCGTTTAAATAGTTCTCGGCTGTGTTGTATGCCGTGTTTAAATTCATACGTTCATTAGATCGACGACCACGAAGCTCATCAAGCATGTTCTGTAAACGGAATGCTACATCTTCTGCAAATGATACTTGTTCTCTTGGTGATAGCATACGAATTCGCTCATCATCAAACAAGCCTTCACGAAGTAAGTTGATTGAGTCTTGAATGCTGTTTATGTCAAAGTTATTGGCATCAATTCGTTCTTGCTCAAACAAATCACGTGCCATGTCAATAGCACTTTGCATTGTGTAGCGTTGATTTGCTGGGTGCGTTGCATCAGGCTCAAAAAAGTCAACAGGTAGTTCTTGAAGCGGTTCAAGTCCTTGCTCAGGTGCAACCAACTGATCATGCACTGTAGCTAAGTTGCCATATGCATCATTTAAGCGATTACGAAGTACGTCGGCTTCAGCATTGTTAAGCCCACGATTTGTAACATTATCCGGATTAGCAAGCACTATTATCTCTGCTCTAATGCGTGCTTGCAAATGATCAATGATTTCGCTTGTGTTATACCCATTACCAAATAAGTTAGTAGACATACCGTCTAGTAAATCTATAAACTCACTTAGTGCATCATTTGTATTGCTAAATGCCGAATCTGGATCAAGCGGTCTTTGATATGCACTTGTAATTTGACGGTTTCGGTTGTCAATGTTTTGTTGTACTTCTGCAGGTAGATTTGCAGCTTGTGGTCGTTGCTGTTCACCTAACCATTGACCTATGCCATCGATCATTTGACGTAATTCAGACACATACTCACTTAGCTCATCCGGCACAAAGTCCTGCGTGTTAATCGTAGGACCGCGTAAGACTGTGTTTCTATACTCATTAATCTTAGTGCGTACATTGTCAGCAATCTCAACAGGGCTCATGCCATTTTGTAATTGATTTGCTGCATAGTTTTGTAAACGGCCTGAATATTCTCTTAGCGCATCATTCACAACACGAGCATTGCCTGCAAATAGTCGTGGTTCAAGCAAATGACGTAATTGTTCAGCAGGCTGCATTTGATGTGCTTGTTGAACTTCTCGTTGTTGCTGACTTATCAAATTATCACGAGCCGCTTCAAGTTCAGCTGCATAGTTGTCAAGTGCTTCAGCCATCTCTTGTGACAATTCAGATGCATTGTTACCACGTCTATCAATCTCATATCTAAGATATTCAAGCGCACGAGTCATTGAAGACACAGGATCATCAAAGAACGTTGGAAAATATTCACTTTGCATTGCGGAAAATACAACGCCTAGTCTTCTTTCAAGATCTTCGGGCACATCTAAGTTTGAGTTTTGAATTGCATCATCAACAACTGTCTCAATGTTGTCCATTAATGTTGCTTTAAGTTGTGCAATGTCTTCTTGAAGCGCCAATGATCGTTGTGGTGTAACAGTTGCAGGCACAATACCTTTTACAGCTTGCTTAACATCTTCAGCTGTCATAAATCGTGGCATTGAGTTCCAATCCACAGCTTTCATTTCATTTTCGCTAACTTGTGCAGATCTACGAGCTTTAGACAAACTAGATCTGTTTGTAGTGTCGTAAATGCCTGTATTGTCTTCTAAGTTATTGCCAATACCTGATATGTCATTAGCACGTGAATTTAAATAGTCACGTACACCATTCACATACTTAGACTCTATACGCCCATTGCCTGCACCTGAAGCATAACCAATGTTGTACTTAGGTTGGCCATTTGCACCGATTGCCGATGCAAGATGGAATTGCAATGCAGCAATTGGCATTCCGGTTTCTAAATCACGGAACATCGGTAACTGTTCACCTCGTTGCAAACCATCTACATACGTACTTGTATGACGTGAAGCATTTGGATTTGGTTCACCTGTAATTAAGTTCACAATCGGCGTACGATTAGGGTCTTTCTTACCTGTAAATAGATTTCTAGTACCTGTGCCACTACCACCTTCACCAATACAAATGTCCAGAGCTTCAGTCGATGCGGCAACCTCTTTGTTTGCATCGATTACTGGTGTGTCTTTTGTGAGCTCAACCACACCGACATTGCCAAACTTCTTATCGGCCGGTAAAGCATCTGCTGTTTGTTTTAAGCTTTCCAATACTTTATTCTTATATACCTCAAAATTCGCTTTGGCGGCTTGTTCTGCTTTTACGCGTATTTCAGCATTCTCACGAATGTACTTATCAACAGGGTAAGTTGCAGCTTTATCAGCAGGAATCTTGCCTTGTAATACATCATTGTAGAACTTATCCGCAGCTTGTATAAATCCTGTGTTCTCGATTGCACCAATCGCTGATCTATAACTGGTCTCACCACGAGCGGCTGATTCTTTTAGCCCAGGATAGAACGGACGTTCAGAAGGCTGCATCTCTTTTAACAAAGTTTCAGCAGGCATAGGCTTAACAGCCGCATCCTCAAGTGCCTCATATGCACTAGCAAGCGTTAAGTTATCAAGCTTCTTTTGTAACTCATTCTTTTGCTTATTAAGTTTTGCGGCATTCTTTCTAGCTTCAAGATACTCAGGCACTGATGCAGGATCGACACCTGCCACATGAGCGGCTTGACCAAGCGATTGCTCGGCATTTGCGGCATTTTGTAACGGCAAGCTAATGGCTTCGATCTCTTTCTGTAAATTCGTAATCGGTACAACAAATGAGCCTTGTACAGGCATGCCGCCTTTTTGTCTGTTTGCACTGGCTGCATATGCTTCCTCATTTGCAATCCGAATCACGTCTTCGGCAGGCAATTGTGTAAGCCCTTTTTCGGCTGCTATTTTCACTAATGGGTTGCCTTCGGTGCCTAGATTCTTAACTAGGTACTTGCCCCACATATTTTGAAGACCTTCAGCAGCGGCATTATGACGCTTGGCCATTTCTTCTGAACTTACTGCATTTGGTAGAAGTTGCTGACCTTCCGGTGTTTGTATGAACTCATCAAATATCTTATTTTCAACAACATGACGTGAAGGTGTGTCATAGTGCATTGCATTAAAGATTTCCAAAGCCTGACGTGGTGTCTCAGCTTCTGGATACATCTCTTTTGCTTTATTCTCTATAAACCGTCTAAAGCCGTTGATTGCATCACGGTCATTTGGCAAATTACCAAATTGCACACGTCTATTTAAGCTGTGCAACAGCGTAGGCGTGGCTTCTGGTTGCTCAGGTTGTATGCCTGTCACTTCACGGAACATGTCATTTGCCGGATCGACAGGAGGACTAAACCCTCTAGCTGTCTCAGGAATTGTAGGCGTTGTAAGCCTTGAGCCTTGTGGCCGAACCGCATACATCGAAGTCTCAGGTTGCAATGCAGCAGGTAAACCCGGAATCGGCGTCAGTCCTTGCATCTTTCTTTGCTCCATGATATCGCCAAGACGATCCACGCCACTTTGTATCCGTGCACCAATCACTGGTTGTCCAGTCACTGGGTCGATACGTTGAAAGCCTGATTGCGCATTTGCAAAGTCGGTCGGTATGTCGCCAATTTGCCTGCCAACACGTGTGGCTTCAGCACCAACAACCCGTAAGTCATTCGGTGTAAACATCGGTCTTGGCGATACAGGCGCTGATCCTGGCATGCCTGAGCCTGGTCCAAGTGGCGGTAACTTAGATGCTTCGAATGCTTTACCAAGCCCTTGTTCAAATTCACGTACAACAGGCAAGGTTGGCTCACGTATTAAGCCACTTGGCGTCACTTGTCGTTGTCTGGCTTCTGCTTCTAATGCGGCTTGCTCATTACCTGCAAGTCGATGCAAACCAGCGGCGCCTGATGCTTGCACATTGCTCAATATGTCAGCATACGGGCTTACGATCGTGGATGCGATGTTTGTGCCTATTGTGCCAACATCTTGCATCACCTTTGGCATCATGATGGGATTGAACTGAGTCACTATGTTTTTAAAGTGCTCAGTAACTTTGTCTAATGGACGAGGTGCTTGGCCTTTTTTAGCCAACTCGTACTGCATCTGGTCGATGGTAGGCTCGTCGCCGGGAATGTAATTGCCTAGTGCATCATATGGCATAGTTAAACATCCAATCTCTCATCTTGTGAAGAGTTCTAGATTTGATTTGCCGACTTATTTTTTCTTTTGCAGAATCTGAATGTTTATACCCAATTGAAGCTTGTCTAAGCTTTTCTCTCCATTCATTCGAAATAGTACGACCTTTACGTGCTTGTGAAAGCTTTTGAATTGTTTCAAGGCTTAAAGCCTTTCCTTTCAGTGCGTTCGAAATCTTTTGTTTTCGTTCATCTGAAAACTTGGTGCCAATCGCATTGCTTATAAATTCTTTTCTTGCAATTTCATAAAGACGAGAATTAAAGTATGCTTGCTTTTGTCCTCGCATTAAGAATATTGCCGACCACATTGGCCCGCCATGTATTTTGGCTAATAGCATATGCGCAATAAAGTGTTCACGTGCTGTTAATCTTACAAGATTGCTTTGTTCATCTGAACCGCCTAATGATCGAGGCACTATGTGATGAAGTTCTGTATATCCGCCAATTAAGCCGCGCATTTTGGCTTTGTTAATTAGTGCTTCATACGCGATTCTATGCTGCATACGGGTTAACTCTCCGTGGTCGATCCTCGTCGTACGAGTCGTTCGCATCATACACTGGATCGATACTAATGAGCCCAATATCACGCATTATGCGCAAAGCTTGTGTTGTCGAGTCAACAAGGTCGTCATGTCGCACTTCAGGGAACGAACACAACTGTGTGATCAGCGGTTCAGCCCAGTCTCTTGCCATGCCCGGGTTTGTCATTGACTCAGGTATGTAGATTCGGCCACGTTGAATGATGGGCGACACAATGTTTAGTCGCATCATCTTGTCGGCATTGCCAGGATTGTAGCTCCGTACTGGCAAGCCAGCTCTTTGTAAGTCTTGCAATAAGCTAATGCCTGCCGACTTGTCCTCAATCACGATCATGTCCACCTTCTTGCCATGACCCCACTCGTTCTCATCGCCATAGATCGCATCGGCTTCCTCGACCACTTTAGGTCGTAGGTCTGGGTACTGCATGTACTCCTCCCAGCAGTCGATCAACATCACCGACATCGGCTTATCGTCACTTGGCTTGAACACACCCCACACAGTGCACGCGGTCGGATCATTCTTGGTCTTATCGGACGTAGCACAGTCATACGATTGCACAACGTACTGAAAGCGTGGCAATGGCTTGTCATTCGGCCAGAGCTTGAACCAAGCACGTTTGACAATGCCTGACTCTTCAGGGTCGATGATCTCGGCATAGATCTCCTGCCTGCCAAGCTTCGTACCCTCGTACTGCATGATCTGGTTTTGGAAACTAGGCGCCAAGTTCTTGATGTTGTCATACGTCGATGCCGATGTATAGATCACGTCCTCACCGTCACGGTTGGTCAGGTCAACGATCAAGGGCTTTGGCTTCGGTGTCGTGGTACAGATCAACCGAGGCTGTGAACCGAGACGCATACCGAACTGGATCATGTCCCAAGCTTCATCAAGGTAATCCCATGCAGCCAACTCATCAAGCCAGCCACCATGAAACTGTGGACCACGAAAGCGATCAGGCTCAGATGCAGCAATGCCTTTGAGGATTGAGCCGTTCTTTAGCGTGATTTCGTGCTGGCTCTTGTTGTAAGCTTCTACGATCTCTGGCGGTATGACATTGATCAGCCCTGAATCACCCTCAAAGCACACATCACGTACATCGCCGGAAGTTGGTGCGCTGACTAGCCACCGTGTCTTTGGCTTAGTCCATGCTTCCCACCACGCCCACTCAGCCGCACAACGTGTCTTGCCGGCACCACGTCCTGCAAGCAAGAGCCAAATGTTCCACCAATCGCCCTTTGGCGTGATCTGATGGTCGTTTGCTTTTTGTAGCCATTTCAGGCGTGCTTTGATGGCCGCTTGCCATTCCTTCGATGCATGGTTTAAGTTCGGCCCAGCTTTAATGCGCTCGGCAAACTGTTCAGCTATTGTCTGACTTATCACCGGCCTGCCTTGTTGCCAACAAGTCGTTCATAAGCTCTTGTGCAAAGTCATGAACTACATCAACTTGGATTGCTCCGTCGTTTTTACCAGTAACTTCGATTTTAGAATTTTCGCGGTATTTCTGAGGGAATCTAGCCGCAAGTGAACGGCCCCATATGGCTGAGTTCAGTCGTGGTCCCTGTGGGTTTTCTACGGCATACTGAAGGCCAAGCTTTTCAAAGTACGCCATTTCGTGCACTTTAGCATTCTCCAAGGCCGTCATAAAGTCTTCGTGAGCATCAGCCCATAGGTTGAGTGTAGTCCACCCTACATCAAGTTCTGATGCGATCATCTCGCGGCTATAACCTTGCTTACCCCACTCGATCACTCGCTCACAGTATGCAGGATCGTATTTCGTTGGCCGTCCGATCGGACGCTTTGGCTTATCAGTCATGTGCGAGATTGTATAACAAAAAGTTGTTGATAGCACGTTCACATAAAGCAGTGCACTGTACCCGCACAACACGAATTAGTAAGCGTACAGAAGGCGCTAACCCTTTTCGTGCCATCAACAACCGGATTGTACAAAACCGACGCAAAACGGTTTGGATACAAAATTGGATACAAAGTTCTGCAGACTCTTTTATACGACATACATATATACATATTATTTCTAAATAAGGTATATGTATCTTTGTATCTAGTATTAGCAGATGTAACAGTGCTGTCAAAAACATGGATACAAAACCCTTCGAAAAAATTGTATCTGGATACATGATCCTGTATCTAGCCGAGGCTGATGTGCTTGTTGACCATAGCTTTTGTCGAAGATACAATTTCTACGAGCTTCAGCTCTTTCTTTTTGTATCTACCTTCTTTGGTCGTATAGACATGAAACCGAGTCGTCACACCATCTATTCTGGTAGTTCCGTTCATATCAACTTCACCTAGCTTCATAAAAGCATAGACCAAAGCTTTGGCTTTTACGTTCTTTAGACCGGTCAGTGTCTCGGCAAGTGTCTCAATTTGCGACGGTCTGAATGCTGCCACACCACCAAGTTCCTCATTGATCAGAGCATATAGCTCATCAGCAAAGTCCTCAATACTGGTCTGACTCATCTTCACGGCTTCCTCTTTGTGTGTAGATGTAGGCGCTGGTGCCGTGGCGCTGTAGTCTCCAAGATCCCGGCACATGTACCAGTTTAATACTTTAGAATACCCCATCTCAAACTTAGTCCATGCCTCCAGCTGCCTAAAACGCATGGCGCCTTCTTCACGAGTTAGTGTCTTTGGCATATAGACGGCATCCCTACGGCTGTTCTTGCTCATTTTGGTCACATACGCAGCATTGGTGGTCATGATCAGATTGATGTAGTTCCGGGTTGTGTATTTCAGGCCGTACTTCTTATCAATGTTAATAAACTCACTGGTCACCAAGTGCTTTAGTGTCTTTTGGTGGTCATCACGGTCACTGCTTGGTTCATTGACTACCACCAATAGCTTACCGCTCAGAACGTCGTTCTTTTCACGGAAGATCTCATCCGGGCCACAGATGCCTGCCGGACAGTTGTAGCCTACACCCATCATGTTGGCTATGTACTCAGCCAGTGCTGACTTGCCTACGCCTTCAAGACTCGATGCAAAGATGATCGATGTGAAGTTCTTTTTCCAAGGTTGCTGAATGATTTGTGCTACCCAATTATGAAAAAAGGCCTCGAACTCAGGCAGGTCCCTGAAAAAATACTGACAAAAGTCCAAGTACGGCTGCACATCACCGTCAATAGGCGCATACTTCCAGTCTTTAAGAAGATTGTATGAGCCGTCAGGCGTAATTGTGTAGCCTTGGTACTCAGGATAGACATCGATGGCCTTTAAGTTTAGCTTCTTTGGCCATGCCTTGTACTCATCCAACAGGTCAACATGCTTCATCTGGCCTTGTGCATTGGTAAACGAGTGCCGCAAATGGCCGGCATCGATCTTGGCCTTTGCATAGGAAAACCCATGGCCATCGTGTAACCTAAGCACGTCACCGTTAAAGAACGCATATTGCGTACGGAACTCATACAAGGCAGTCTTTAGGTCACTGACACCGGCAATGCTTAACTGCTCGGAGTTCATCAGCACATCCAGCAAAGGCTTGCCACTGTTCAGGTGGTCGTCAATGGCGTACTTGTCGCCTTGTGAGTTAGCATACTTACCTACACGGCATAAGAATACATCAGCACCTAAGCCCCGTAATGTCTTGGCAAGCTGAGCTTCTGCAATGGCAACCTGCTCATTAGGCTCACCATTCTCTTCTTTACCGTCATAGTCAAACAGAATATAGACCTGCCTGTTCATCACATTTAGCCCACTGCTCTTTTTCCACATGATCTCCATGAGGTCTTTGTGCAATGGCGTATCATTGTTCTTATTGCCCCAGCTGGTCACACCGGCCAAGCCAATCACAGCATGTGTCAAGCCTTCCTTTGCAACCGCTTTCACAATGGCCCAGCTCTTGAACTCACCCTCTGTGATGATCAGCGGAATCTTCACATCTTTGATGTAAGTTTGCCAATTGATCGTGGGTGGAAAGTAGATGTGAGCACCGCTACTACGCTTTTGGCTGTACTTCATCTTGGTCTTCGGCATCAACAGCCGAATACGAGTGAAGCCAGTTTCCTGGCCATGTAGATCAAAGTATGGGATTTTGATTGACCAATCTCGTGTGTGGCCAATGAGGGCCTGAGTTTGGTCGGGGTCCAGCAATTCAAGCTTTAACAGCTGAATATCTTGGTCGGTGAATTGTCTCTTTTCGAGGTCTTGTTTGTATAGATCGGCAGGCTGTACGGTATGTGCCGCAAAACTCATAGTCTTGCCCCTAACCATATGCCGCCTACAAAACAACTCCGTATAATGTACCTGAGCATGTTGTCCATGTTCAATTTCCTTTAGATTAGTTGTCTTCAAAGCCCCTAGGTGATAAGCCTAGGGGCTTTTTTTATCATACCAAAGCTAATTCATTCGCCTTGTTTACTGCCAAAGATTTAATGACTTGGCCATCACCAAACCAGGCACGGTCCATACGGCCATCAGCTGTACGACCTTTGTGATGATCCACATACTCAGTGACTGCATTGATCAGGCCCCATACAGTGCCCTTGGCTGTAGTCAGTTGGCTGCCCATACCACCACCTTGGAATAGGTTCATCAATGTCTCGGTGGTCTTCTTGCTTATAACCACATCACCTTCAGTGGTCGTGTAGGACGCTACCTCATCAAAGTACTGCTTGGCGGTGACTTCATCAACAGACTTACCGCACCAGACATCGACTGAAGTCATGAAGCTGTTCCAGCTGGTGGCTGCTATGCCAAGTTGTGCTTTTTTCCGATGCCTCATCAAATACAGACCGATGATTGACACGAACTACGTTCTTGGCCTTGCCTGATTCGGCTTCCTGCATCGCAAAACCAAGTGTATTGGCACATACCACACGGACTGAGGTGAACATAGCGGTAGTTGCCATTGTGCCATCACAGGCCGTGCCAAGTAAGAGGTAGCCTTTGAGCTGATCATCTAAAACTTTGGCCTCTTGTCCCATGCTAGCCAATGCCCAGTACTTACGGCCTTCACGGAGCACACCGGCCGTTTCCAACTGGAAGCCAGCTTTTTCGGTAAGGTCACGATAGAACTCTAGTACTTCTTTTGGTTGTACTACTTTGTATGTGTCAGAGACTACCGCCAAGCTTTTGCCATTGTCTGAGCGATACAGGACTTTTTTACCGGTCACTATATCTGATGCATACACATTGTCTGGATGTGATTTGTAGTGCACAGCGGCCGAATTGATATTGAAGTTCATACCTGCAGCCGCTTGCCATGTTTCGATGCTTTGGCCTGGTTGCATTTGTTGGCCAAGCTTGTGCCATGGGGTTTCACCAACAAAAGCGATTGAAGCCTTGCCGTTAACTGTTGTGATTTCGTGTGACATATTTACGTTCCTTTAAGAGTTAAGAAGTTTAGTTTGTGTGTTACCACAAGAGGAACTATATCATGCATCTGACAAAGTAAACACAAAAATAAAAAATATTTTAAAAAAAGGTGTTAAGTACTAAATATATGTGTACAATGCAACTGTGCTCAGGCACAACTAAACTCTTAACTTCAAAGGACTGAAAATGCAAGTATTACAGACAACTAGTACTGTGAAAACAGAAGTAAACAAAAGCATACCGCCATGCCCACAAGGCTTGGAAGAGTATACGATCAACTTAGACGGTGTGAACCTGACTGTCCATCTAGAGTATGAGGCCGAGGAGCTTGGCTCATACACCGGTGGTATGAAAAATGAGCCTGACTATCCTGAGTGTGTAAACGTACATGCTGTGTATGTGGACGGCCCTACTAACATTAGCATGTTGCTAAGTGATGCACAGATCGAAGAGATTCAGGCCACTTATTTGCATGACATGCACATCGAAGCCGAAGGAGATTACTATGGTATCTGAAAAACCTATCATCGCATATTGTGATTACATTGGTCATTTAATCAGCAAGCACTTAAAAACACTTGACCAAGACTACTACAAGCTGCTTGACTTTGTAGGTCGCCCTTTGTATCACTTGGGCGAGCATGGCGAGTTTGCATCCACCAAGAAAACAATCAACATCACCGATTCCTATGGAAAACGGTACACCATCACCATCGAGGAAGCTTCATGAATCCACTTTATTGGCACAAAAAACGTCATCAATTAGCAATGCCTTTGCAGGCTGAGCTTGTCATGGACTTGATGAACGTTGACAAGCCATTGCCAATTATGACTGTTGTGTATAAAGCAGAGTTGGAAGGTGTAGGCTCCATCTCTACGGTGCACAATTGTTTGAAGTGGCTAAGAGATTATGGGTTTGTAAAAACACTTATTCATGATGACAACCGCATTAAGCAATGTGTTCTTACAGATAAAGCAAAACGCTATTTGGAGACTAAACATGAACATTGATGACAACATGCGTGAATACATCAAAGGCTTTGAGGCCGGATGTAACTTTATAGTTCGCGAAATAGAACTGTATTCACAAAAGCACCCAAGCTTAACCATTGACAATTTACTGAAACACTTAACTAAGGATATTGAAAATGACGATCAAACCGCATACACGAACTAGCATGTTCGTAAAGACCGCAAATGAAAAAGAAGGCTTGCGCCATCATGAGCCGTATCTTACGATTGATGGCCCATACACAAAAGACATAGATGATTTTTCTATTTTGGCTGCATGGTTGCTCATGGCACTTTTGGCCGTTGTTATATGGAGTGTGATCTATGGATAAGTTTGAATTGAAAGAGCTTATTGTTAAAGAGCTTAAAGAGAGCGGTCCTTATTGCTGCTATTGTTGCCAACCTAAAGGTGGTGCAATTAGTTGTTGTGAAGAAAACCACTTTGTGCCTTTTGGCGACTTGTATGCTGAAGATAAAAAGGCAATGATCGAAGAGCAAATGTACGAGTTTGAGGAGGCATTGAAATGACCGACACACAGTTTGTGATCATTCTCGGTGCCGTGTGGTTAGCACCACACATGAATAGAACATACTCATTGTTTGCAGGTGCATTGTTTACAACACTAGGTTGCTTAAAGATCTGGGGGTTGATATGACGCCAGAACAACGAAAACATTTTGAATATATGCGCAATGCTACTTCAGATGAAGACGAAGAATTTAATCGTATAGAGCGTGAATCGCGTATTAAGCAAGAAAATGTGCGCTCATTGTGGCGTAAGAGGCGTGACATTGATGAACCTGTTGCTTATGGCATGAGGGATAAGCAAGGGAATGTGTATGACTGCCATCCTGAGCAATATGGCGACTACACAATACCTTTGTACACAAGACCAACATTTGCTGAATATAGCAATGTGTGCTTGGAAGTGGCTAAGTTGCAGGAACGGATTGTTGCATTGGAAAGTGCAAATAGTCTTAGGAATGAGGTGATTGAAGAAGTTGCCAAAGCAATTGACAAGTTCGTATTCCCCTTTGGCACTGATACAGTAGCAAGCTTTGCGGTTTATGTAAGGAGCATGAAATCATGAGACAAGCATTAGAACTGGCGCTTGAGGCGTTGGAAACACCAAGGCCATTTGACAGTTATCCACCCTTATGGCGGGCCTACGAAAAGACTATTAACGAAGCCATCACCGCCATCAAAGAAGCCTTGGCACAGCCACAGCGCATATGGCAGGGGCTGACGGATGAGGAGATTGACCATATTTACACA